CACCGGGGCGTAGAGATTGATGCCCCAGGCAAGCACCTGGTCGAGCGCGGCGTTGTCCGCCTCTCCCGCACCGGCAAAGTAGTGCACGGCCGAGGGCACATACTCAGGCGCCCGCCTGGCGGAGCTGTGCTCCACCAGCTGGAACCCGTCCACGGTCTCGAGCATGGCCTGCACAGCAACGGCAATGGCGGTCAAATCAGTCAAGGTAGCGCCTCTGCAGGGTCATGAGCGATCCGCCCTCGCCATCCGGGTCGATGGCAAGGACGGTGTAATCAAGGCCGTTGATCGTCAGCAGGTCGCCACGCGGCCCGGCGACGATGTCCAGGGCCTCCACCTCGGCGGTCAATGCCTCGGCGGTGGGCTGCTGCACGAGCACCTCTTCCTGCCCGGTCCAGCGCATGGAGCCGGCGGGCGAGTAGAGCACGGTGAGACTGCCGCCGTTGATGGCGGCAGGCTCGCCGAAATCCGCCAGTGCTGCCGTGAGCACCTCGGGCCGGTCGATCATGTTATTTGTTCAGGATGACCTGCACCTCGGTGGCCGCCTCTGCCGCGGTGGCAAAGGCTTTGCCGCAGGGCACGTTGGTGTTGGTCTTGTCGCACTCGTCATTGACGGCGTCCCAGTACAGTTGGTCGCCCTGCGTGATGGCCAGAGCGCCATCTTTCGGCAGCGTCCAAACTTCAGCGATGGCCAACTCGCCAGTGGCGCCATTGGCGATGGCGCCCAGGGTAATGCCAATCATGGCGCCGAAGACAATCACGGTGTCTTTGGCGATGAGCGTGCCGGTGGCGTTGGTGTACGGCATGACGTTGCCGGTTGCTACATGTCCAGTTGCCATAGTGTGTTCCTCTATGTGTATGGTTGTCCCGGACCGGTCATCGCCGGTCCGGGAGGTTGTCTATCAGGATCAGGCGCCGGCGTTGTACTGGGCACCGACCCAATCGACCACGCCCGCGCCGAAGTCGTGGCGCACCTTGATGCCGAGGGAGTCGGAGGCGAAATCTACCTCGTCGTCGATGAACGGCGCCTGGTCGCCCATCAGCCAGGCCACCTCGATGACCGGGTACTGGCTCGGCAGGGCGAACAGGTACCAAGCGTTGGTGTCGGTGATGAGCGCGTCACTGATCGGGGTCAGCTTGCCGGCCCAGGGGTTGTACACGCCGGAGCTCATGGTGCCGGTCGGCAGGGCCGCGCTGCGAAGGAGGATCTCCGCGTCGGTTTCCATCTCCGGGCCGGTGAGCAGGAATGCGGGCTGCACGTCCAGGACCTCGCCGTTCATGCCGGTCTGGCGGCGCATGGCGGCGCGGGCGATGGCCAGGGTGGCGGCCGAGAGCGCGGCCGCGCCGAGCAGGTTGTTGTGGGCGTTGCTGAACAGGTTCTGCCCGTCGCTCATGGCGCCGTTGGCGGTGATCAGCCCGTAGACGGTCTCGTTTTCGAACCGGCGGGCAGCGGCGCCGAATATCTGAGCCGCGCTGTTAAACCCGCCCAGGTTGTCATTGATGATCATCTGCCGGGTGAGGCGGAGGATGCGGCCGCGGGTGGCGACTGCATAGGTCTCGGCCGATTCGGACAGGTCCGCGGTGCGGTACTCGCCGTTTTCGTTGAGCTCCAGCAGGTCAGGGCTGCCGCTCAGCTTGATAGCGTGCTTGGTCTTGAAATCGGTGGCATCGCTGACAGCGACCAGCGGCCGCCACGTGGCCGGGGCCTCGTTGTAGGCGGTGATCAGGCTCTTGTTGACCAGCCCACTGAGCAGGTTGGGAAAGTCGCTGGTCGATGCCGGCGCCAGGGCACGACTGGCCAGGGCGCGCGGGTCCATGCCGCGGGTGCGGACACCGGACAGTTCCAGCGACTCCCGGACGATGTCCAAGAGGCGCATGCCGCGGAAGTCGCGGGCACCGTCGGCCGGCTTGTCAAGCTGGTGGCCGCAGCGCATAAGCATGCCGTCCAGGGCTGCCGAGCGGAACTTGTCGCGGCTCTCAGCCCCGACCTGTGCACGGCCAGCGCCTGAGCCGATGGGCAGAGAGTGGGCCTTGAGATGATCGAGCGCAGCCTTGCGGGCACTATCCACGGTGGCACCGGAGGCGATCAGGGCGCGTACCTGGTCGGAATCCATGCCGGCCACGGTGCAAACTTCCTCGATCTCTGCGGCCCGCTGGCGGTCAGCGGCCAGGGCGGCGGCGATCTGCGCGGCCACGTCGATCGGAGGGTCTGCCGGTGCGGCGCGCTTCGGCTCAGGCTGGGGTGCAGGGTCGTTGGTCTCCTGCCCGTTGTAGGCCACGCCCTCGGCGGCCAGTTGCTTGTGATACTCCCACGCCTCAGCTTCAGTTGCCTCGGCGCGGAGCCCGTTTGCTTCTAAAAACGCTCGCAGTTTGGGATGCATGATACCTCTCCCGTTGTGGTTGCCGGCTTAGCGCCGGTTGGGGGTTGCCAATCGGCCGCGCTGGCCGGTACACAGGCTGCGCACCTTTGCAAGCGCGTCCGCGCCGATGGGCGTTGCTGAAAACTCTTTGAGACTCCATTCGTAGCTGACCTTGAGCGGCCCGTCGAAGACGCGGCCACGGATCGCGGCCTGCTCGCCCTCGGGAATCCACACGGCCCGGTCGACCCGGTAGCCCACGGACCCGTCTGTCAGGTGGCCATCGCGGACGAGCTGCAGCACGCGCTGGGCGCGCTCATCACTGGCGAAGCGGACAAGGCCGTCTACGGCTGCATAGCCGCCAGCCTCGGCCGCCCGGATGTCGGTGACGCTGCCAAGGATGTCGTCCACGGAATAGCGTGAGTGGCTGTCCAGGAGCGGCACCTGTTTGGTGGCCGGCAGAACGAGGCCATCCATGAGCAGGACCTCGGAGACGAAATCAAACCGCTCCCAGTCAAAGACCGTGGCCGGGGCCTCAGTGGTCAAAATCCAGCGCAAACCGCCGTCGTCCTCACCCGAGGAGGCAGGGGGCGCAGGCGGAACGACGGCAGCGCGCAGGCTCAGTCCCGGGCTGATACCTGCCCGGGCGAAAATATCGGTGATCTCGGAACGGCGGTTCATTCGTTGCCCTCAAGGGTCGGGGTCGGCTGGTTGATGACGGCGAGCAGACGCGCATTTTCGGCGCGGAGACGGTAGAGCTCGCCCAATTTGCGCTCTTCTTCCTCGCTTTCGGCCAGCAATTCGTCAAAGTCGTTGCCCTGCTGGGCGGCTTCCCGGCGGCGCGTGCTTAACACCTGTTCAATTTTGATCTTGCTAGCCTGGCCGTCCTTGAGCGGGTCAACCCAGGTCCAGCCCGGGTCCTGCTGCACCACGGCCTCCAGCCACGGCCACGGGTCAACGGCAAAGCCGGGCATGGGCGATGGGTTCAACCCTGCCAGCCATGCGGCCTCGATAAACCAGGCGGTTATCCGGTCGTTGGCGGTCTCGTTCAAAAACTGCTGCATGCCGCCGTAGGACAGCCTCTCTTCCAGTGCACCGGAGCGGGTGGACGAGTAGCTGGCGTCGCTATGGTCGTTGGCGTAGGCCTCGTAGGACATGCCGAGGCCGGCGGATTGCGTGCGGCGGCTCTCCTTGACGAATGGCTCGTACTGCTGGCCGGGGCGGGAATGACCAGCGGCGACGATGTCCGTACCATAGGGGAGCGTCTGGATGCGGCCCGGCTCGATGTAGTCGGGCATGTCGGCCCAGGTGGTGGGCCACTCGCTGCTGGTGGTCTGGCCCGGGACCTGCTGCAGGCCGATTCCCGGGGTGCCCATGTCGGGAAAGCTGCTTTTGACGAACAGGCTGAACGCGGCTTCAAGTTTGGCCGCGATCTTGACGTAATCACGATATTCTTCGAGATTGAACGACTCCATCACCACGGCGACCAGCCACGGCAGTGCCATGGTCTGGCTAATGCGCTCTGGGTCGTATACGTCGATGATGTCGGCGGCCGGGTAGCGCACAGAGCGCAGCGAAATCTCGCCCTGGTAATCGTGTGGATGGGTCGGGAACAGGTGGTAGGCGACACACTGGCCGCGGCCGTTGTATTCCTTGCCGGCGCGGGCGAGGTTGCCCGAAGACAGGCGGCCGTCCACGGTCGTGTCCAGGTGGTCGACTTCGAGCAGCTCCAGCCGGAGCGGGGGGATTCCTGGAATGGAATCATCCCATACGCGATGGATCAGACACCCTCCATCGCTCCACATATGGGCGAGGACGAGGCGCTGCATCCGCCACAGCGAGAGGCGGCCGGTCAGGTCGGCATGGCGTGCCCACCGGCCGAACAGCCGCTCCCATGCGCTGTTGGTTGCGCTCGACAGGACGCCGGCGCGGTCGCGGAATTGGAATTGCGGACGGATGCCGCGGCGAATGCAGTTATTCGCGATCCGCTTGATGGCGCCGCGGATGGACGGGTTATTCTGCGCCTGGTCGCGGCAGCGGGAGACGATGGTGGACAGCCCGCGGCGGATGTCAGCATCTGCAGACCGGCGGCGCGGGCGGAAATTCTGGTTGGCACCGGTCAAGTCGCCGGCAACGAAGGACCGAGCGGCGAGCTCCCGGCGGGCGGGCAGCCCGGACGGGGCGAGGATGGCGGGGAGGTTGTCCTTCAACGCCGGCCACCGAACACGGCCTGCGCGTGCGACAGCCGGCCAGAGATGGAGAGCTGGAAAATCTGCTGCTCGATGCGGCGGATTTCCGCCTGCACCGCTGGCAGTTGCGTGTAGGTCATCTGCCGGCCGTCCGGCATCTGGTAGGATTGACGCAGCAGGATGCGGCTCTCGGCCTCATGGTAGAGGGCGAGACGGTCCTGCAGGTCGGTCAGTTGAGACATAGCACCTCCGCGCGTGGTGTCTTGTGCGCGAAGGGTATGCTATTTGCGGGGATTCAGGTAGAGCGTGAGGTCTAGCGGTGGAAGTTTCCTATTTGTGTGCTTTTTCCATTATCCATCTTCCTCCACCGACTTGATCGTGGACCGAGCCGCGCACAACAGGCATCGCGGATTCTCGCAGCGGTGATACCTGATCCGCGTCGATCCCTCCCACGGCAGCGTCTTGACGATCCGCGCCCGCTCGCCACACCCGGGGCAGGTCGCGCCGCGGCGGTGGGAATAATCGACCCCGGCCGAGGCCGTGGCCACCTGCAGGGCCAATTGTGTTGCGACTGCGGTCATGCGCGCCTCCATCGTGTTTTTATCGGCCACCGAACAGCGGCCGTCCGCCGGTGTACGGGTTGGCCTTTTTCGGCTTGATCGGCTTCGGCGCTGCGGTCTCCGGCTTCGGCCAAAGCTTAACGCCTAAAATGTCACTGGCGATTACTGCCATGAACATGCAGTCCCAGAGGTGGTTGGCTCGGCCTTTCGGGCACTGCCACCGGCCTTTTTCCTCTCGGTACTCAGCGCAAAGCTGCCGCGCTTGGTCAAAAGTGAACCCCATATCCATGTGCCACGCCCCAGGATCATCGGGCTTTATCAGCAGCTTGCTGGACACGGAATCCTTGTAGTAGTTCGAATTGCAGTTGTAGAGGGTAACCCCTCCCGGGATGGGGCGATTTGTCCCTGGGTAATGGTCTATCTGAGTCTTTTTGATCGGGGCAGCGTCCAGGCTGGAAGCGCCTTTGTAAACAATTCTTCGGAAAGGATCTCGGCGGCAGAAATCGTAGACCTCGCTGGTCTTGTGGCCACCGCTGTCTTTGACCATCAGGCTTACCTTTTTCACGTTGCCGGCCGCGTCCATCCAGTCGGTGCCGAAGACCACCGTTTCCAATGCCTCCTCGGTCTCGACAAACCCGGCCGAGATCCTCCACCGCTCCTGCTCCAGTCCGTAGCCCACAGCGTCGATCCAGTAGTAATGGCCGTTGTCCTGCGTGTCCGACCCGCAGACCAATGCCGCGACCACGCCGCCGCCCGGGACCAGCCCCTCCGGCCGGTCGTCGATCAGGGCCAGGAGCACGTCCTCCTGCCGCTGCTTCTCATGGCGGTGATGCTCGGTTGCCTTGATCTGCGTATCGAAGTAGAGCATCTGCTCGCGGTCACGGACACCGCGCAGGAAAGCGGCAGCGCACTTGCTCAGGCTGTTTAACGGGCTGATCCATGCGGGAGAGTGGAAGCCAACCCGGGCGGGGCGGTCGGTTTCGAGCACGCGCGCAAGCGGCCGGCCATCGTCGCGCACCATCCACTCCCCCTGACGGACGGCCAGGTCGCGCAGTCGATCATCCCACAGCACGCCGCAGCCGCTGCAGACATACCGGGCGAGGCGTTCGCGCTCCATCTTCTCCGGGTCGCGCTCGCCGGCAAAGTCGATGCTCTCGAACTCCATCCGCTGCAGCTCACCGCACTCAGGGCATCGGACGTGATAGTCGCAGCGGATGTCCATCGCGTTGAACTTGGCGACGATCCGGGACGGCGCTTCAGTCGGGGTGCTGTTCCAGATTTTGAGGCTGCCGAACTTGTCAAATGCCGTGGTCCGCTCACTGACCAGATCTTCGAACGATGCTTCTTTTTTGCTCGGCGCGGCTGCGCACTTGTCCAACTCATCCACCAGCAGGTAGCGCACGCTTACATTACCGATGCTGGTCACGCTGCCAGACCAGCCCATGTAGATGAGCATGGTTTGCAGTTTGACGCGCAGGCTGGCCATGTCGTCGGCCACGCCGGTCAGCAGGTCGGCCAGTCGCGGGCTGGTGGTGAACATCGGTTGCAGGTAGTCTTTGCAGCGCTTGGCGGCCGTGTCGCGGTCCGGGTAGACGATCAGGGTGTCACCAGGCGACATGTCGGCCCGGTTGGCCAAAAAAGTTTCCCAGTTGGCAGAGCCGCCGGTTTGCGGCGCCTTGAGATTCACCACCTCGCGGACGCATGGAGTGGCCGCACAGTCCATGATGCCGGCCATATGCGGCATGAAATGCGGATCGTAGTAGCTGCCCTTGAGCGGACCGTAAGTGATCTTGCGATACTTTGCGGCCCACTCGGCTATCGGCTGCGGGCGCTTGCGGCGGTACAGGCGGCGCTCGCCCGGGAAGGGGCGGAAGGTGATCCGCTTCGGCAGCTCAGCGGGAAACCACTGCTCCCGGCCGTAGGCGGTCGCGTGCGGGCGCTTGCCGCTTTGGTCGGACGCGGGGATCATTCGTCGCTGTCGTCCAGGTCGTCGGCCGGCGGGGCTTCGCCGGCTGGGGCGAACGTGACGGTAAATTCCACGTCGCGGGCAAAGGTTGCTATGTGCCGGTCGATGCTGTCCTGGATGGCGGCGATGACCTCGGGCGCGCGCGACTGGTTCCCCTCGCCGATATGTAGCCAGTCGGATGTTTCCATCTGCACCATTGCCCGCAGGTGCGACAGAAAGGCCACGGCTCGCCCGACAATCATAAGCTCGACCTCGGCGCGGGGAATGGACTTGCCCTCGATCAGCTCCAACTCGCGGCGCTCTTTTTGGAGCCTCACCTTCTCGCGCTCGAGTCGGACAGACTCGCGCTGGTCGGCAACCGTTCCTTTTTCCTCGCCGACCCTGAGCCCGGTGTCTACTCGGCGGCAGTATGTGGCCGCGTAGGCTTCGACATTGGCACGGGTATACTTGCCGTTCTTTTCGCGGGGTAGTCGGCCTTCGCGGCAGTCTTCGTAGAATTTCGTACGGCCGATCAGCCAGCCGTTGTCCCGCAGGTAGGTCCATGCTGTTGTGCGGCTCGGGAAGAGTGGCGATGCCGGTTTTTTTGCCTGTTTTTTGGCTGGTGCGGCTTCGGCCAGCTCGGTTTTGAGGTCAGCGAGCCCCTTCTCTGCTGCCCGCAGGTCGCGCAGCTTTGAGGCGGTCGGGTCCTCGTTATAGAGCTTGGTGCACTTGATGACCGCGTTGTGGAAAACTGTGTAGCGCGCCTTGTCGGCGTCGCTGATGCCTGGAGGAAACTTATTTACTGCCATACGGCTTCCAGTTGGGGAAATCCTTGGCGTAGGATTTGATCCCGTCGAAAAATTCCTTGTAGAACTCGAAAATGTCCGCGCCGATATGGATGGTGGTGTTTTCTGTGCGGGGGTTGGTGTTGATGTTAGCGGACGACTCGACCGCAAAACAAAATTTCGGGCCGGTCCCTGCGTAGATTTTCGCGTGGTTCCTGAACACGCAGACCCTGCCACCTGTTGCCGCGACGATGGGGCGCAGTGCCTTGTGCTGCTTGGCGTAGCTACCAGGGAAAATCTCGCCGACATAGGCGTCAAGCCGGCCGATCTTGCCGCATTCTGCCCACTCGCCGAACTGACGCACGTCTTCCTCCGCCATGCACCAGGTAGAAAACAGGCAGTAGTCGAGCGGCTGGAGTCTGATGATGTGCTTGAGGTAGCTCAGGCTGTCGACATTTCCGCCGCTGATACAGTGGTAGCTGTAGCCGTCGCGCAGGTCGACCGGGAGAATTTCAAGTAGCTTGGATTCTGACCAGGCGCGGCGGAACTGCGCCACAGAGGTCTTACGCTCGTGGCACTGCGCCCGCTCGCCGTTGCCGTCGTCAACGCCCCCGGGCCTTGATTCTTCCATCGAGCAGTCAGCTTCCAAAAAATCGAGATTCAACTCCATCATTTCGTCCATTTTCTCCCCTTTCTGGCTATGTCAAAATGCCGACAATTGCATGTTCATTTTTCCGGTTTTTCGGAAAAATTCTCCGCGCGAGACGGTCGGGGCGCGAAACACC